TAACGACTTGGCTATCCAATCAGCGGTAAAGGGAGTAAAGATGATCCCTAAAGACTCCGTTCCGGACGGGATGTCCAATCGTGAGTTCGCCGAGCAATTCGTTGAGATCGGATCATTTATTTTTTATGAGCCGTCCAAGAGCGGGAACAAACCGGAAGTCATAACATCGAACTCTACCAATATCGGTACCACGGAGCTATTGCAATTACAATTGAGTTTCATAAACGATATAACGTCCGTGTCGGAAGCCTTGCAAGGGAAAACCCCGTCGGGATCAACAGCGGCAAGCAGATATGCCATGGAAACACAGAACTCCACTACATCTATCGCTACGTTACTAACCAAGTTCTCCACGTTCGAGGCCGAGATCGCTCGCAAGAAGATGAAAACGATCCATCAATATTATCAATCCCCAAGGAACATATCGATGGAGAGATCCGCAGGTTATGCCACTTATAATGAGTATGACCCGAAGACAGTCCAAGATATAGATTTCAAGGTCAACATCAAGGAATCCGCTGAATCTCCGGTAGCGAGAATGATGTTAAACGACTTGGTGAAGGAATTATGGATGGCCGGAGCCATTTCCGCGGAGCAAATGTTATCACTATCATATTACCCCGGATCAGACCAGATACTTCAGTCCATTCAATCCAACAAACAAGCGGTTGAGCAAGGTGGAAATATCCAAGGTATCCCATCGGATCAAATGAACGCGATCAACGGACATGTTGATCAAGATGCGCTCAATAAGGCACGACAAGCCTTGATGTCAGCATAGAGGATAAAGTGTAATGTGTAATGTCACTTTCTTTTCCCTTCTATGCTCATTAGGTGCCTTATCCTAGCCTTAATCTCATGAAAGTTTATAGGCTCGAACGACAACGATTCTATAAGGCGGTCTATCTCCCGTCTTACAGAATCGTTTCTTTTCTTGTTATGTGATCGTGTCTTAGTCATCCATGGCACACATATAAATCCAAACCTTGCCTTCAGGAGCGTCATCGTCAAGGAAATAGAAATTTATAGCGTCCTCGATGATTTTCTTTTCAGCGTCATGGTCAAACCATTCCGTGAATTTAATCTCCTTGTCATGCCAGTTCGCGTTAAGAGCAACGTACACGTCCCATATGTTGGTATTTCCCGGTATGCTCATGCCTTTTATAGCGGTAGCCACCTGCTCCATATTCCAGTGCTCGCCTTTATGCTCTCCCGCCTTGCCTTTATGACGCATTGCCGCCACGTCCATCCTAGCAAAGCACTCATTATAATGAGACCCGCAAAAAACCTCATGTATATCACGTATGGCCTCGTCATACTTCTCGGGATCTTTTTCCTTTAGACACTCCATCGCCTCGTCCAGTTCTCCTATGGCCTCCCACATCTTTTTTTCGGATACCATCCCTTTTGAGTGGTAATCCTTCATCAGTTCTTTGTAACGCATGATCTTGCATTTTAAACATTAATGAATCAAGCGCCGGGAGCCGCTGGAAAGGTAGCGGAAATAGTCAATGGGGTAGCCAAACTTACACCGTAGGCACGGTTACAACACTTGACGTTCTCGGGCGTGACTTGGGTGACGAGAGGGGTAAGAGATATCGTGGGAAAAGCGCCAGCGGCCCCGATAAAAGCTACCTTGAATTGCTCGACCCATTGCTTGGTAACCGTCCTGCAGGATCCCTTGGGCGTATAAGCCACAAGTACGGCGGCATTGATCGTAACCGTCGTTTGCGTATTCACCGTACTTTGCTCGGCGACGGTGAAATTGACTATGCCGGTAGGCTGTACGCCATTGTCTGCGCAATAGGCCTGACATAAATTCTCCACTACATTAGTCAAGTATTGTTGGCTGGTAGCGGCGATCGCAATTGGTGTTAATTGAATCATGATCGTAATTATTATTGATTATTTATTTATCCACATCATCACCTTGTGGAATAGGTTCCTCTGTCAATACCTCGTATGAGCCGGTCTTTTCCGGGACCGGAAGATTGTAACGCAACAACGTCCTTAGTTCCTCCAAGTCATCGGTCTCGAACTCGACCTTTCCCTCAAACAGGGAAAGCCCGCCGTTTCTTATAGCGTCCTCCACCACCTTGTGCGCCAACTCCGGGATAGCCTCATCGGGGATGCCTTGAAGGTACCGAGCCAACATCGGCTCAACTAATGAGGATGACAATCCGTCTAGCAATGGGGATATCTCCTTGGATATGCTCCACATGGGACTTACCCAACCCGTGGAGCGTAACTTAGCGTCTATGTTCGCTATGAAAGGAAGTTGTCCCAACCGAGTTCCCAAGAGACCTTGGATAGCGGGCTGTGCCCACTTATTGAGCACAGCCGCCAGTTTTTGAGCGTTAGAGTACATGGTCATCATCAATTACATCCGCAACATCCCGTATCACAAACCTTACGCTGCGGGATCACCAACTCGCTCAATGCTGCTAGATCCGCGATCTGCTGTTGCATGCATTTCAATGTAGCGGTGTTAGTCCCATTGTAAACGGCTTGGTTCATGTTAATTGAGGCTTGTTCCTCCTTGTTCCTGTTGATGATTGTCAACAAGCGGTCATAAACATCCGCCAACTTTTGGTCAGTGTAAGTGTTGGATTTCAACAAGGCGATCTCAGAGTCCTTAGCGGAAATCTTATCCATCATCCCAGCCTCATAGCGGGAAATAGGCCTGTCTTCGGATGTGATTACCTCAACCGGACCGCCATATCCAGCGTTCCTTACGTTGCCACAACCACCCAAAAGATTCCCGGCGTTCAATCCCAAGAAAGAAGCGATACCTGCGGAAGCTCCCACGGTGTTGTAATTACCTTGGCCTTGCCCGGTGACACTGTACTCCTCACCATTCATTCCTTTAATTCTCATAACCTAGATTTTTTAATGATCATGTCCGGGTATCCCGGACACCACAAAAATCCAGAGAAGTCCATACCATGGGAAATATCTTGTTCCTAGCTTATTCCTTATTCATTCCTAGTTTGTTCCTGACCTCCCGGTCAAGCATATGTATCATCCAATTACGCCTTATCCTATCTGGAAAATCGTTCTTGATCCTATTAACGCCCCGTCTGGTAAGCCCTGTAAGATCGGCCACAACTTTCTCCGAGTACCCCTTATCCAAGAGTATTATAATGAGGATACCACGGGCGTTAACGCATTCCTCACGGTTAAATGACATCATGTCTACGGGATCAACCCCGCATACCTCACCTGCGATACAAATCACTCGCTTGTAAAACTCTTCGACCTTGTTCATATTCATATTTTAATTGAACATTAATAAAGCCACGCATGTTATATCAAGGAAGCCCCGAAAAACACACATGGCTTGGCTATGTTTTCCTTCGTCCGGGTCGAATCAGAGAAGGAATAGGGGCTTTACCCCGCACGCATTCATAAATAAATATTAAGCTCGCTTGATCGTGAGATTCGGTGGGCTTAACCTTTTTCACCAAATCCTATAGAACCCGCCTATCCCGACATAGGGTGACAAGCCATGCTTTCCGATCCCATAACCGGCTATCGCACCGATTCCCCATCTACGGGGGGAGATCGTCTTGGTTATATACTCAGTCCTTCTATAAACCTCGATGTAATCAAGATTAGACTTATAGCCGGATATTGACAGCCGGTAATCATCCGTCTTGTACTCCTTGTTGGTTATCGGCACCGGGACATATATAGGTTCCTTAATCGTGTCACCGTCTAATGTAATGTAGACAGGAAAAGGCTCAGGTATTGTTTGTACCAGTGTCTCATAGACCGGGTACGGGATGCTGTCATGTATCGTATCCACCTTGGCGGACGTGTCGGTCTTGGATATCGAATCACTGGCTACATTTCCCCGGACATGGTAGCCAGCCGTGAAACTGGCTACCAAGCACACTAGTATTAATATAACCTGCCATGCTCTCATAACAGATTCCACCCGGCTATCACGTCCGACATATCAGCCTCCCTACCGTTCTCGACCCGACTCATACCAGCGACAATACGGATCATCTGCTCACGATCGTTGATGTTGATAGGATCATCAGCCGGGATACCGGCGTAATCGGATACGGCCTTGATATAGGCATCTGTATTATTCTCGTTTTCCGGGGCCCAGCGACCGATCATCTTGCGGATCGTGTCCAGCTTATA